TCCTTCATTGATTGAAGTACTTTTTGCCGCTGTTCATATTCTGCTTGCTGCTGCAGCCGCATGTTAGCAATAACTCTATTGCTTTCCTCGCGCATACGATCAATAGAAGCTCTACTAACCTGAATAGGCTTGTAACCAACATTTGCAGCAGATGGTTTATGCCTTAATCGTGCCATAATTTAATCAATTAGAAAACATAGATGTATAGCCAGATGGTGCTAAGAAGGAGCTTGTCGTACCAGTAAACCGTCCTGCCAAACTACCATCACCACCTAAATTAAATGAAGGTTTAGGTTGATTTAGTGCTGAATAAATTCCAGCAATACCAGGTGCAGCCTGAATAACACCAGTAACCAATGGTCCCCAAGCTGGTGGCTGATACGCTGAAGGTACTACCTGATTATCAGGATCAGCTTCCACGGGTCTTTTAAAGACACGTTCAGGAGCCAGTTCTGGTTTTGGAGTGTATGAAAGTTTTTGTGGAGAGATACTCAAGCTTGCAAAAGCATTAAGCCTTTGACCAAGATTATCCAATTCAATAGCTGAAATGTCACGCTCTGATTGTGCAAGGGCGCTTTCAATGTCTGCGTCCAAAACACGCATGTTAAATTCAGCATCATTGACAGCTTCTAACATAGAGTTTTGTACTCTTAGTTTTTGCAATCCAAGCTGTTTGACTATAGTACTAGTTCCAGTTTCTAATTCAGACAAACGTAGAGCAGCAGCTTTACGCTTACCTGTCAGCATTTCCGTAATTTCTGCAGTGTCTCTATAATACTCAGCCAGTGTAGACTGCATACTTTTTTCTGCAGATCTACCAGCTTGTTGTAATTGAGCATCACCACGTTTTTGCAAGCTTTGGATTAAATTAGTTTGCTTTTTAAAACTAGTTTCTGCAAGAAGGTCTTGCATAGACTGTTTAATATTCAGCTTGCCAACAATATTTTTATTGACAGCAGACTGAAGTTCGGTCTCATTTAGTTGTTTGTTTAGCGCACCTTCAGCAAGAATTTTTTTAAGACCTGCAATTTGGTCTTCACGCTCAAACATTTGACCTTTGAACGCACTTGCTACATTAGCTTCTACATTACTAATAGCAAGGTTTTTAGCTTTGTCACCAAACTTTATATTTTGGCTATAGATATCTACGTCTTTATCGTATTGACGAAGTGCTTGTAAATACTGAAAGTCTTGGATTTCATTCTGCCTCTCCCAATTTTTGATGGCAGATTCGTATTCATACTGTCGTTGAATTTCGTAGTTTTCTTTTTCTTCCCTCCAAGCTTGAAGATTTGCTCGATTCTGGTCACGAACAGCTTGTTTACCTGCTTTTCTTGCTTGTTTTTCAGCAGCACGTTGAGCCTTGTTAGCACTTGCTTGGGCAGATGAACCCACAATACCGCCAGCAATTGATTGAACAACACTGATAGCTGGAGCAACCCAAGCAGCCGTCATCTCCAAACCAGACTCAGCAAGTTGCTCATTGAGGAGGTTATAATTTTTAGTAATCATTAGGCTCTCCTATAGAAACGTGGGGAATAGTTACCTTCCCACATCATCGACACCAACGATACAGGATACGGAAAATTACTTGTCACTTTAAGTTCAAAATTAGTATTACGTTGATGTACAGGTAAAGAGAATAAACGTTCAGATACTACAGGATTTATATCACCAGAATAGGTGTTAAATTGAGCAGTATGTTGAACATTTTTCCATTCATTAGAACCCTCTGCCTTTAATTTAAATTCAATAGCGCCAGTCCTTCCGACAGAAAGTCTAACTTTATTAATAATTAAAGAGGCAGTATAATCAGTTATAGATTCGTTTTTCCTAAAGTAAAACTTAGGTAGAGTTACTTCAAGATCATAATTGTAACCAACAATAATACCATCAGCATATCCTGAGAAGTCACCTTTAACTTCAAAGTAACGGTATCCAGTTCCAAGTTCTGTACGTTCTGTTGCAACAGCCCAGTACCCTTGATCAGAATCAATCTCTGAATCTGTATCATAATCAGCTGTTGGTATTGTCAAAAGCATTGCTGCTTCTTTATCTTCAATAGGTGTATACGGTACGTAGATTTTAGTGATGTCGTTTGTTTCATCGTAGACAACAGCATCAACTGAAGAATGAGGCTTGACAGGACGTGTTGCCATGTCTAAAACAGGGTTGCCAGTAAAACTACTAGCATCTGCAATTATATTACCAGACGGTAAATTGTCTAAAGCAATCGCTCCAATTGTATATTCGTCTTCGTGTTGAGATACAACATAAACAGAATCGTTAATAATTTTTGCTGTTTGAATAGTACTGGGAAGTTCCCATTTAGTCCACGCTTGAAATAAATCTTCCTTACCATTGTTGTAATACCTATAAAGGTACAGGTAAGAAGTATCCCTATCTACAAGCATGATAACTGAGTTAGGCGGGCTTGCACTAAGGTCATCAATGGTATCAGGAATCCACTCAAGAACAGCTTTACTGATATCAATGACAACAGGAGATTGTTCGACATCTCTCAGAGCCATTGTAAATAGCTTACTGTACCCAGGAACTTTACTAACAAACGCAGATGTCGTACCTACATCTACAGGACGAATGGTAGTGGACATTTCATAGTTAGAAAGCGTACGGATAACAGCTGAACTAGGTGTTAAAATACTAGCATCAGTAGCATACACTTGGAACTGTTGTCGCTCACTGAATAGCAACAAACCTTGTGGAGATGGTAAAACTTCTGACAGTTTAACAGGTCTAACACTAGATACGTTAAGGTCAATAGGATCTGAATTAACTTGTGTTAATGCTGATTTTGCAAAGAAATTATAGTTGTCGTTAGCATTACCAAAGATTACGTTATCCTCTGAAATAAGACCAAACCTATTGCTGTAAAAAAACGTTGCTGTAATTTTAGCACCTTTCCAATTAGACGATTCAGAAGTATCGTAGGTAAAAATTGATGGAGGTTTGTTTGTATTATCATCACCAGTTAAACGTGAAGACCACGCAATTGGTTGGAATGTAAATGAGGTTTCTCCTGTATTAATCAATTCGTGCGGCATTGTAGACGCATTGAATCCAGGACTCACATCACGAGCCAAGGATTCTTTCCAATAACCAGGACCACCAAATCCATCATAAGCAGAAAACTCAAGGTAGTAATCATCTTCAGCAGCGTCAGTGTTAAGGATTTTAACGTTGTGACCGTCAAACGATTCAAGAGGTACTTTTGCAACATTAGTTACTTCGTCTTGGAACACTTCAATAGCATCGTTTGTAATACCACCTCTAACAGCAATTGTAAATGCTAGGTGTGTACCACCTGGAGTAGAGTAATCAGTGACAACTCCATCAGCCTCGTTTGTACGTACAATGACAAGACTGTTTGCATACCCTTCAAGGTACCACCGACCGCTAAAATCAGAATCACTAGCTGCTTGCCGCGTCTCGATGTAATCTACAATAGCATCCACCATATGATGATTATTGTTTACATCACCAGAATCATACCGGATCAAATCATCAAAACTGGTTGATGTTTGTGGAGTAAAGGTAATGCTATTTCCTTGAAGCAGAACAGTATACTGAACGTTTTCTACAGAAATAAGCTTGATAGTAGCTACTGAATTGGAGACAAAAGTGCCTACAGCTTGCATTTCAGTATCAACTGTTTTGTTAGTGATAATTGTTGTATCTTGAATACTACGAAAATGATAATCACTTTGTGATGTACCAGTTAGGTAAGCACTACCAGTGTTAGTTACAGTACACCAAGTACCATCTTCAGCAGTCCATACATAAAGATTAGAACCTTTGATGGCACCAATATAAGAACCAGCAGAAGCTCTATCAATAAAAAACCAAGCTGCATCTGCTAATTCACTTTTAATAAAAGCCGTTCCGTCTGCTTTTTTTAGAACATTAGTGTGATTCATGCCTGGCCTTTTAAGTAGACCAAACGTTGCATCGGGGTAACCATTAATACATTCGGTTACTTGGTTAACCAGTTTTTTGTCATCATTTTGGCGGGATACACCACCAAGAAAGTTAGGAATTAGTTGTGTTACTGCTGGCATTATCGTTGCAGGGTATGGTACGGTTGATAGCTTTGATAGTAATTACCATCTTTAGGGCTACCAAAGAAGGTATAATCACCTTGTGAACACTCATACTCTAACGCCATAGCACGAGCATATCCTTCTTTTTGAAGCAGCATCTGGTATTGATTACCGTCGCCAATAATACGACTAGATACAATAGCTGCAGCACGGGCTACAATATAAGCTTGTACAGGTTGTGGAATGCTTTCCCAATCAAAGTACCAAACAATGTCTACATAAACAGTTTCATCAGTCCACTTATACGAATGAGCAATACGATCATAGAGTTTGCCTCCACGATTGATGCTATCTCTACCTACGTTTTGTGTATAAGTTTGGTTTAGATCCATCCTAATAATGTTATTTGCAATGTTAATTTCATTATTAGAATCAGGAGTAATAGGGTAATCATACTCTCTATTATAAGCCCATCCTTCACTCTGTACTTCACGTGAGACTTCCCTCAGGGTGTTGAGTGCAATCGCAACGTCCGGGTTGGTTTGGGTTTCAACTCTACTTGTAACATTAGATTGAGTCAAGCTAGCTTGGGTAACAGTGTTGCCTACATTGCTAGTATGATTGATGTTTAAGGTATGGTTATAATAGATAGGGCTTAACGTAAGAGCTGCATTAGCTGCAGTAGTAGAAGCGCTGATAGTATATGTAAAATTACCACCACCAATATCGGTAGGACCGCTGTCTACAGTGACAGCAGCAGTAATTGTAGAGCTACTAATTGATACACCTTTAGGGATAAAAGCTGAGGTCGAAGTAAGTGTAGTACCTGAAGCACTAGCGCTTGGGGTAAACAAAGTACGTGCTGTAGAAATAGAAGTGTTGTCTTCTACACCAGTACCACTAATATAAGACCCTTGGGTTAAATCACTTTTAGAAGTGTAAAGAGTAGTACCATTAATATAACCAGTAAACCTTGAGGTTTCACTAAGTACAAGAGTTTCTTCAGTTGTCAACGTGGTTACAGGAGCCTGACCAACTGACGCCAGGATCTGATTAACAGCTTGTAGCTCAGTGTTGGAGCCAGTAGTAGGAAAAGGCATAATTGTAAATGAGTTTTATTCTCAATAAAGAATTAAAAAAAAGGAGCCCCCGAAGAGGCTCCCAAAAAAAAAATCAGAATGCAGAAGGTGCAGTGCTGGTAGCATAAAGCTCAACAGCAGCAGCAGGATTCAGGTAGTCAGCGCCCATGGCGAGACGACCCAGGATCACATCACCCTGATAGATAACGGAGACATCACCGCTGGTGACTTGCACCTGAGGAGCGATGGCTTCCACACAACCAGCAGCTTCACGCTGGAAGATCAGACCACAGGAAGTGGCGCCGACTTCAGCAGCAGTACCGTAGTCATTGTTGACACCAGTGGTAGCATCAGAAGCATCCTCAATGGTAGTACCAATGAAGGAACCGGTGTTACCAGGATCAGCAACAGCACCGCCGTAGTTCACGCCATACTTGCCGAAGAAAGGAATGTTCATCGACTTGTAGATCTTGATACCAGCGATTTCCACGATACCCTCACCACCTTGCAGTGCGGTACCTTGGACATCACGGTTCACAAGACCGTTAGAACCAACAGCTTGGATCAGTTCATAGTACTGACGGGGGTTCAGGACGGCAACACGGCCATCGGAAGACACACCCTTTTCGTCCAGAGCAGCGGCAGCATCATAGAATGCAGCAACCAGCTTGGCAGAATCATAAGCATCAGCTTCAGCACCAGCGCCGGAGCCAACCTGGATCTGAGTACCACCGGGCTCAACATAGCCGGTAGCAGAGATCGGAGAAGCTTGACGTGCACCACGAGTGATGGCACGGAAGATGTAACGGTCATACTTCTCAGCAAGAGCGTAGCCGATCTTACGAGAGATCTCAGAACGCAGATCATAATGAGAAAGGGTCTCATCAAGGTCATAAACGAATGCACTGGAGATCAGCAGATCGTCAACCGTGATGGTCTTCTCAGCCACCGGGGGTGCATTGTTGCTATCACCCAGGATGCTGTTACCAGGAGTATGGAACTCACTCTTGGTACGACCGGTGTAGATAAACTGGAGAGACTTACCGTTAGTAAGGGTACGCTTCATCACCAGATCGCGAGCGATGGTGTTGTGCTGGAAGCCCTTGAACATCTCACCAGAAAAGAGTTTCAGGTAAAGAGCGCGGGTATCGCCCGCAAGGTTAGCCTGACCCAGCTGAGTAAGCTGAGCGGGGTTAACAGAAGATTGAAAAGCCATTGTTTTTTATAAAGAGGTTTAAGCAAGTTCCTCTGGATCCAGAAGTATTAAGTTTTTATTGTGGTCTATCCCACCGTCTAGACGGCTAGAGGTGTCGGCGTACCGGCTCTAACCAATAAGTAAGGAGGGGAATCGAACCCCTCCCAGTGTCACCAGATTACTTCTTGTATTCAACACCGCGATAGCGAAGCGCATCAACACGATAACGCTCAGCACGACGACGTTGTGATTCAAGGAAACGAATAAGATTGATAGACATAGTTCGTACAAAATAAACCTAGCCCCCGTTCCATGACTAGGTAACATGCGACCCGAAGGTTGAACGTACGAATTAACTATTTTTTCTTCTTTTTAGAGAAGCTGTTGTATTCTTGTCGAAGAGCCTCAAGCTCTTTTTTATTTTTTTCAGTAGGTTTCCGAAGAACTTCTGCTGCTTTGTTGTTCATCTCCCGACGAACTTGCATTGCGGTACGATTTTTACCGCCAATTTTTAAACCAAACATTGTGTTAACCAATAGTAGGAGAAGTAAGAGCCACAGGAGTGGTCTCAGCAGCTGCCAAATCAAGCGGGAAGTTGTGGGCATTCCGTTCATGCATCACCTCAAAACCAAGGTTAGCACGGTTAAGAATGTCAGCCCAAGTATTAATGGTATGACCTTGACGATCAATAATAGATTGATTAAAATTGAATCCATTCAAGTTAAACGCCATAGTACTGACGCCAAGAGAAGTGAACCAAATCCCCACAACGGGCCAAGCGGCAAGGAAGAAATGCAGAGAGCGGCTATTATTAAACGACGCATATTGGAAGATAAGCCGTCCAAAGTAACCATGCGCTGCAACAATGTTATAAGTCTCCTCCTCTTGACCGAACTTGTAGCCATAGTTCTGGCTTTCGTTTTCAGTCGTTTCACGTACAAGAGAAGAGGTGACAAGACTACCATGCATAGCTGAGAACAAAGACCCACCAAATACGCCGGCAACACCAAGCATATGGAAAGGATGCATAAGAATATTATGTTCAGCCTGGAAGACCAGCATGAAGTTGAACGTGCCGGAAATGCCAAGAGGCATTCCATCAGAGAAAGAACCTTGCCCAAATGGATAGACAAGGAAGACTGCAGTCGCTGCAGCCACAGGGGCAGAGTAAGCAACAAAGATCCAGGGCCTCATCCCAAGTCGGTACGAAAGTTCCCATTCGCGTCCCAGGTAAGAGAAGATACCGATAAGGAAGTGGAACACGACGAGCTGATAGGGTCCACCATTGTAGAGCCACTCATCAAGGGTATTGGCTTCCCAGATCGAATACAAATGTAATCCAATTGCGTTACTGCTAGGCACGACGGCACCAGAGATGATGTTGTTGCCATACAGAAGAGAGCCAGAGACAGGTTCACGAATGCCATCAATGTCCACCGGAGGGGCAGCAATGAAAGCGACAATAAAACAGGTGGTAGCTGCGAGAAGACATGGAATCATCAACACACCAAACCACCCAACATAAAGACGATTGTTAGTAGAAGTCACCCAGTTACAAAACTGATCCCAGGTTGACTCCTGACGGGTAAGTACAGAAGTTGCCATAAAAATTTTTAGTTAGAAATTACCGACCCACCCACCACATATTTAATTTATCAGAAGGCGTACTTTACACCAGCCTTGGTGCCATAGGAATTGACATCATCAAAGGCGGCAGAAAGTTCACCATACACAGACACTTTCTCAGAAGCGTTGACGGAACCACCAAGCTTGCCAGTAAAGATGGTGTCAGATTCACCACCGTCAGGCACGACCACAGAAGGACCGCCTTGGAGGTACCAGCTACCAACTTTACCAGCGCCTTCAACACCAACGTGGAAGTCAGTGGTGTGACCTTGGAAGTCAGAGCCGACGAAGCCAGCGTTGTTTTCAATGTTCACGTAAGGACCAGCAACAGCAGGAGCAGCAGCGATCAGGGCTGCAGGGAGGATAGCAAAAAATTTCATTGTAGTTTGTTTAAAAAAGAATAAGTGTACTGTGTGCGTTTACCATGAATACCCCAACCTAACCAATACCAGGCGTGGTTCATGTAGTAATCAACTGTTTGATGTTTGTTTTGAAATGCATAAAGATCATTCCTGAACTGCATTTCATTAATCATGTAGCGTGTTTGACCCTCCAACGAGGATGGGTCACAACGCCATTGTTTGCAGAACGTACCCAATCCATCATAACGATGCTGGGAAGTCCATTGGACGAGCCCGTAGCCACCTCTCAGGCACTGATCGTAGGGCACGATAGCCCCACCCTCACATACCTTAGGACGGAAGTGGGACTCTTGTTCGATGTTGCCCATGATCACAGCCAGGGCAGTTTTGTCAGTAACTTCAGCACGAGTCTGCAGTTGCTCTAACACATACTGTTGAGCCGGCGTGCAATCAGGACAAGTAATCATTTTTTCTTAGCAGTTTTAGCAGCTCGTTTGAAGTTAGCTGCGGTGGGAGCACAGGCACTGCCAGGCTTCCGCATCTTTTCTCCCGAACCTTGTTTAATACGCATTCGTTTTGCGTGGATGTTAGCGTAAAGACCTTTTGGCACTACCAAACTCCAGGTATAATTTGACCAGTTAGTGCGTACGCTCCAAGCGCAGCCATCACACCCAGCATAGCCAGGCGACCGTTAAGCATCTCAGCTTTTTCGTTGTGAGTCACAGTGTAGTTGTCGTCAGTGTACATGGTGGGTTCTTTAGCAAATAGATTTTGTTGACCGCGTTCGTTGATAGTAACAGTCATTAGAATTGAATGTCAGAGTTTTCAAGTTTCTGCATAACCTCTTGACGGTATGCAGGATCACGGTCATAACGAGGATCAGCCATAGCAGCAACAAGCTCTTGTTGACTGCGGAAAGAAGCTTCAGATTTACCAGAACCACGTCCAGTAAGCAGCTTACCATCAGTGCCAACAGCATCCAAGTACTTATTGTTCAATGCCTGTACAGCAAAGAACACAGAACTAGGATCACCTTTACCCATTACAGAATCATACATCTCCACTTCTTCTTCGGACAAGTTTTGAGCTGCCCAAGAAACCATGTCTTTGTATGTCTTTTCACCGCCAACCATTTCAAACAACTGATTGACTTGATCTTGATTCAGTACTTCGGTTTGGGTGTCATTTGTTTCTGGCTCTTCGTACTTTTCTTGCTCTTGCTCTGCTGGCTCGCCTTTGTCTTCGGTGGTTTGTACTTCATCACGTGGCTCTCCAAGTTTAGTTTGTAGTTCAAGGTATGCTTTTTCTAGCTCGCTTTGATCTTTGAACTTACCAGCGAGTAGCGGTTGCTCTCCACCCTCAAGAGACTCAGCAACCTGCAGGGAGTCTTGCTCATCAGCATTAAATTCTGGCTGATCAGCGGGTGTTTCATTCATCGTAAGTGTTTCAGGCATATCAAATAGGTGGGTTAGGTGGTTGTTGTTGCATCGCAGCTTCCTCACGTTTTTGCTCAATGGCAGCAACTTGTGGAGCTTGCTGTTGTTGTATCATAGCTTGCTGTTGTTGCATTGCTTGCTGCTCCTCACCCTGACGTTCTTGCATACTCTTAACAAGATTAAGAACATCAATACCAGATGCTGCTGCAAGACGTTTAATTACTTCATCAGTGTTGATGAATTGACCGATAGCTTCAGGACCAATTGTTTGGGCAACAACTGTAAGGAATTGAGCAAGACTCTCACGGTCTTGACCACGACCTAAAGCATTAATACCTGCCACAATAGTGGGGCTGACAATATCACCCTTTGGAAGGCGAGGAATCTGTCCAGTTTTTTGAGCAACAGAAAGTTTACGGTTAAGATAAGGTACAAGAAACTCAACAGTTAGCAGGGAGAACAAGCCTCCAAGTTGTTGTTCAAGTTCTAGTTGTGTCATCCTAACTTCTTCTGCTGTAGTGCGCTCACTGTCCCTCACGTTGAGGATCAGGAATGCTTCACTCAGACGTTGAGTCAAAGAACCAATCATCTGATAGGCAGTCTGGAAGTCAGCTGTCTTCCCAACCTGTACTACACCAATGTCATCAGGTCGTCCCTGAATGATAGCACCGTTACCTGCCTTGGCAAGTGTCTGGGGCTTGGTGGTACTGCTTGGGCTGACAGTAAACACTACCTTAGCAGCTGCAGCGCTGCCTTCAACGATGGCTTGTGACAGTGCTTCAAGTGACTTAAGGTCTCCGATGAACTCTTCGACCCTACCACGTCCATAGACTTCTCCATCAACATGGTTGAATCGTAGCACAAGCCAGGGGCTGCTGTCAAGCGGCGCTTTGCCCATGGACTTTGGTAGAATCTCATCATAAACTTCTTGATGCCAGATCCACCTGTTGTTATCCAAGGTAACGTGTGTGTAAATATCACATTCATCATCTTGGTAAGATGAATTATCAACAA